TGAATTATAATTGAGGTTTTATGACTGTATTTGTGACTGGTGGTTTGGGATTTATTGGTTCTAATTTTGTAATCTCTCACCTGAAAAAATATGCAAGTGACACGGTAGTCGTCCTTGATAATCATTCCTATGCCGCGAATGGAAGCAACCTGAATGGCTATTGGGAAGATTATCGCCTAGAAGTTAAGCATTGCGACATTCGCAATCTTGGTGTTCTGGAGAATCTCTATGCAGACTTCCAACCTTCTCACACTTTCCATTTTGCTGCTGAATCTCACGTGGATAACTCTATTCGGGGCGATGATGTGTTCGTGGACACTAACATTGGCGGAACTCACAATATCATCAAGTGTATCCGTAAACACAGGAGTCGATTAGTCCACATCTCGACTGATGAAGTCTACGGAAGTCTAACTCACGAAGATCCTCCGTTCACTGAGAATACTCCATACAATCCTCGCAATCCGTATTCTGCAACCAAAGCAGCCAGCGATCATCTTGTTCGCGCATATATCAACACGCATAATATTGATGCAATTGTAACCAATTGTTCAAATAACTATGGTCCTCGCCAGCATCGCGAGAAATTTATTCCAACAATTATTCGCCATATTAAAAACAATACACCTGTTCCTGTTTATGGTAGCGGAATGAATGTTCGTGATTGGTTATATGTTGAAGATCACTGTGACGCTTTACTTACAATCAAAGAGAATTGGAAAACAGGCGAGCGTTATAACATCGGTGGTGGTGTTGAGATGAGCAATCTCGATATGGTCACTTTGATTCTTGACGTTATGGGCAAGCCAGTGCATATGTATCAATCATGGATTAATTTTGTGAATGATCGTAAAGGTCATGATTTCAGATATGCAATGGATGCGAGTAAGATTTATAAAGAACTAGGTTGGTCAGCAAAGACTAAACTTGCTGAAGGTCTAGAAAAAACATTGGAGTATTATAATGCGTAAGGGAATTATTTTATCAGGCGGTCTCGGTACTCGCTTGTATCCATGCACAAAAGTAATTTCAAAACAATTACTGCCTGTATATGATAAGCCATTGGTCTATTATCCAATCTCAACATTGATGATGGCTGGTATTCGTGAGATTATGATCATCACTTCACCTGCTGATCGTACACCATTTGAAAATTTAATTGGTAATGGATCACAATGGGGGTTGAATATCTCATATGCAACTCAATTAGAACCAAGAGGTATTGCTGAGTGTTTTCGTATTGCTGAAAAGTGGATTGGCAAGGATGATGTTACGCTCATTCTTGGCGACAATATTTTCTATGGTAACGAACTTATCAATCGATTCAATGCTGCTTCTTGGAACAATACTGGTTGCACTTTGTTTGCTTATCATGTTGCAGATCCAGAAAGATTTGGTGTGATTGAACTTGATCATAATGATGATCCTGTTAGAATTGTAGAGAAGCCAAAAGTTGCTCCAAGCAATTATGCAGTCACTGGGCTTTACTTTTACGACAATAAAGTAGTAGAATATGCTTGGAGGATAACTCCTTCAGCAAGAGGCGAATTAGAAATTACTGACATCAACAATCTTTATATGCAAGATCACAATTGCAAGATTGAGTATCTGAATCGTGGTATTGCTTGGATTGATACTGGCACGTTTGAATCTCTTTCAGAGGCTTCTGTGTTCGTTGGTTCTGTTCAGCGTAGAACAGGAATGATGATTGCATGCCCTGAAGAAATTGCATATCGTAATGCATGGATTACAGAAAATGAAATTCGTCGGGCTGCAGAGAAGTATAGTAAGTCTGATTATGGTAGATATCTTGCACAAATTTTGAGGACGAAATAATGATTGACGTGAAGCAAATGATTGAAGAATTGGTTGCCGCTGTTGGCACGCCGAAATATGCTTATAATTGTAAGCAATTCAATCCTGAGAAAGACACTGTATTCTATTCTGGTCCATATTGGGATGAGAAGGAAGTTATCGCTGGCGTCACTGCATTCTTAACAGGCAAGTGGCTAGTCTCTGGTGAAAACGTTGCCAAGTTTCAATGGGCGTTTGGACATAAGTTCAATGTCAAGCATTGTCACATGGTCAACTCTGGATCATCAGCCAATCTTACCATGGTTGCTGCTCTCAAGAAACGTCTTGGTTGGAAAGATGGCGATCAAGTTATCGTATCACCTGTTGGCTTCCCAACTACGATTGCTCCGTTGGTACAAAACGGATTGACGCCTGTGTTCGTTGATATTGAAATGGATACACTCAACTTTAATCTTGATCATGTTGAGAAGTGGATCACTGACAAGACAGTTGCCGTTTTCGTTTCACCTGTTCTCGGTAATCCACCTGATATGGATCGTATTGCTCGCATTTGTGCTGAGAATGACATTTATCTCATTGGTGATAATTGTGATTCTCTTGGCACAAAGTGGAATGACAGATTGTTGACTGACTATTATTATTCATGGACCACTTCTTTTTATCCAGCGCATCACATGTCGACTGGTGAAGGTGGTATGGTGTGCTCAAATGACGAAGAACTTATTAATACAGCGCGTTCAATTAGTTGGTGGGGTCGTGATTGCCGTTGCGTGGGTGCTGCTAATCTATTGGCTTGTGGCACATGCGGTAATCGCTTTGACAAGTGGCTTGAAGGTTATAATGGGATAATTGATCACAAGTATCTTTTCTCAAACATGGGATACAATCTCAAGCCATTGGATCTTCAAGGTGCCATCGGCATTGAGCAATTGAAGAAGATTGATGAAATTGATGTTAAGCGTCGACTAAACTTCGAGCGCATTAAGAGCATCTTTTATCGTCACGTTCCTGGTGTTCGTGTTGCTTCTGCGTTGCCAAAGGCAGACCCTTCTTGGTTTGGTGTTCCGCTCATTACAGATACACCTGAACTCAAGGAAAAACTTCAAGCATTCTGTGAAACAAATCGTATTCAAACTCGCAATTACTTTGCTGGAAATATTCTGTTGCATCCTGGCTATAAACATCTTGACGATGCCGCGAAGTATCCAAATGCAAACAAGGCATTGAGCAATGTATTCTTCGTCGGTTGCCCACCGCATTACGGTGAAGATGTATTTGCTTACTATGAGAGTGTAATGTCCAAATGGCATTCGTAAATGTTTTCGGAGGACATGGGTTTGTCGGAAGCAAGTATTGCCGAGCCTCGAAAGACGGTCTCATCAAAAATCATAGAAACAATTACGAAGTATCAAGTGCAAATTGTGTTTACTTTATTAGTACCGTTGACAACTATAATGTACATTTCGATAATCAACTGGATATTAATACTAATCTCGTTGTTTTAATGCAGGTTCTGAATAGTTATCGAAAATATATTCAGAGAACTGGTGAGAAGGGCACTTTTAATTTTATCAGTTCTTGGTTTGTATATGGTCAAGACTCTGGGTTCGGTGTTGGCTCTCGCGGAATTCCAGAAACTGATCCATGTGAACCGAAGGGATTCTACTCAATCACCAAACGATGCGCTGAGCAACTTCTCATATCATATTGTGAAACGTTTGATTTAAATTATCGGATATTGAGGTTAGCAAATGTATTGGGAAAACACGATAAAAAAGTATCTGCAAAGAAAAACGCACTTCAATACCTCTTGGGGGAAATTGCTAAAAACAAACCAGTGGACCTTTACGACTCTGGTTATTTTTATCGCGATTATGTTGACGTTAGGGATTGCGCTCGTGCTATCGATCTTTGCGTTAGACTTGGGGAACAAAATAGCATTTATAATATCGGGAACGGTAAGGGGATAATCTTCCGCGATATTCTCCGATATGCTCGAGATGCGATGGACTCTGCATCAGTGTTTAATACTATCGAGCAAAAAGAGTTTCATAAGAAAGTTCAATCCTCTCGCTCTTTCTTTATGGATAATACCAAGTTGGTGGCGCTTGGATATAGACCAGAACACTCTATTAACGAAACAATCGACGATCTAATTCAAGGAATATTAACTGATAAAAATAACTAAATAGAGTATAAATCTCCCATAGAGTGGAAGGAATTATGCTTGGATTTAGTCAATATCTCACTGAAGCCGCCAAATTCGAAACAGAAGATATTAATGGTGGACACGTTGACCATGTAGAAGATTTCTTTATCACACATGGGAAAGAAGGTTTAGATCTATCTCTTAATTTTCTAGATAATGTTCACAAATATCTAAAGGGTGAACCATCAGCCGCCAGTGTCTCTGTAAAGCACGACGGTGCTCCAGCCATGGTATTCGGTCGACTCCCAAACAAGAATGCCAAGTATACAGGCTATGCTCCTGGGCAATTCTTCGTTGCAACTAAATCCGCTTTCAATAAAACGACACAAAAGCTCGTCACATCTCCAGAGGACGTAGAGAAGCATTTCGGTGATCGTCCAGAACTTGCTTCTAAAATGCTCGCTGCATTAGAACATCTCCCTAAAGTCACGCCAATGAAGGGTATCTATCAAGGTGACTTCATGCATACACCTGATATGGTTACTCAAGAGGGAGATGAAGAGACTGGAGTTACATATTCTCTTAATCCACAACTAATCAACTATTCTGCTCCTGCAAACTCAAAACTCGGACAGAAAATCGCTCAATCTAAATTTGGTATCGTTGTTCATACTGCATACCCAAATGCAAAATGGAAACCAAATGCTAAGACTGGCGAAATGATGTTGAATTTCCCAAAAAGACAATTCAATGTCCCATTAAGATCATTCGGTGCACATCCAGACGTCCATGTGATTGACCCAAGAGCATTGCGACCAAATCCAGAAAATCATGTATCTGACGCTCAAGCTGCATATGATCGTGCTGTTAAAAATGTCAAGATTATGTCAGAGAAACATGATTTCGATCATGTAATTCCTCACGGCGATCATTACTCAACGTATGTTAATGAAACTGTTCGCACTGGCGCACCATTAACATTCGAAGGATTCACTGAGCACGTTAATAATAAATTCGAGAAGAAAATTCAGAATCCAAAGAACGCAAAGAAAGCACAAAGCATCGCTCAGAAAAGAGATGAGACATTGAATGATTTAAGTATGAATTCTGTTAAGTGGCGTCAAACAATGCGCATTCACGACGCACTCAGTGAAGCCAAACACGCTCTATTGCCAGGTCTTGATACAAATGCTCAAGACAATCCAAATTTAATGCAAGGTTCAATCAGTGATCCAGATACAGGTGAGATTGTGAATTCACAAGAAGGTCATGTTATCGTGATGAGAAATCCTCAAACAGGAAATGATGTTCCAACAAAGTTTATTGATCGCCCAACCTTCAGTCGTTTAAACTTTAGTCGTGCACGCTTTGCTCGTAATGCTGCAGCAGAACAAGAGACAGAACAATGAGAACATCATCATGGGAAAAAGATAAAGACATCATTGCAGGAACAGAAAGTTTCGATGATGATTTCGGCAGTGCATACGACAGAGTAGCCTACGATGTGCCAAATAAAGGCAATGCTGCTGGAATTAAGTTGCCAAAACGTGCATCAGAAATGACGATTGGTGAACTTGAAGATTTCTATGGCACTGCAAACAATCCAACAGAAGCACGATTACGTTCACAAACATATGGCACAAAACGATTTGGCTCTGATAGTCCACAAGGAAAATATGGAAGTTCAGGCACAGGTAAATATCAGTTTGAAGTGACTACACTTTCTCAGACTGCAAAAGATCTTTATGGCGATAACTATAGAAATGTAGTTTATAGTCCTGACGAACAAGAAAAGTTAGCAAAACATTTGTATACAAAAAAGGCTGCAGAAGGTCCAGGGGCTCTTGGTAATACCTGGTTTGCAATGAAAAATAAAACAGCAGCTGGTCCAAGCGCTGATGCATATGATTCTCCATCTTCATCTATAGCAGCTCCTGTTGTTGCAGCGGCTGCGCCAGTTGCTGCCTTTGCATCTTTTAAAAATAAAGATAAAGATGAAAAAGAAAAAGACGATTCATTATATGCCAATAGAGATGAAGAACCAGTTGGAACATTAAAACATATTGAAACATGGTTTAATCCAGAGTCTCGGCTCAAAAATATGCAAGCACTTTTAAATAAAGAAGTTGTTTTAAAAAGAAAAACAGAAAGACCTAAGACTGCTATTCGTTTTAAAGCATTTCGAAAAGCAATTCAAGAACAAATTATTATGAATGAATCTCTAGAAAAAGAGGACAAATAGTATTATGAGTGAGAAAGAAGTAAAATCTCATGCAATGTTGGTTGGTGGATTCTCACCATTCACCAAAGGACATGACGAAAACGTAAATCAGATGAAGTCTGGTGAGCACACCAGCGTTAATGTCTTCACAACGCAGTCTGCTCGTCGTCCAATCTCAGCAGAAAAGAAAGTTGAGTACATTAAAACTGCCGTTGGATCAGATGTAAACGTAGACACAACAATCACTCCATTACATGCTGCATCTCAAGTTTATTCCTCTGGTAAAAGAGGAAAGTTAGTTATTTACGGTGGATCTGATCGTTCATCTATTGCAGATCGTATCCGTGATTATAACAACAAAGAAGGTAAACACGGATTCTATAAATTCGATGATATCGAATTCAAACAAGTTGGTGGCGAAAGAAAGCAAGGAGCAAAAGGGCTTTCTGGTATTTCTGGAACAGCAGCACGTAATGCAAAGAATCCTCGTGAACTCAAGAAGTTCCTCCCAAAAGCATTACATCCACATGCCGAAGATATCTTTAAAGAACTAAAAGAAGAAGTATGTCCAACAGCATTCTTCCTCATTGGTGGTCCAGGAAGTGGAAAGGATTTTGTTCTCAAGAATACTTTTGCCAAGTATGATTTGATGGAAGTTCAGATTGATCAGGTTCTAAATGGAGCTGCAAATCAGTTGTTCGAAGAAAAGAAAAATCTTGTCATCAATGGTCCTATTGATCAAGGCAAGATTGAAGAAATTAAATCATTACATGAAGATTATAATTTCGATACAATTTACGTTTCAGTGACGAATAAAGTTAGCCGTCAGCGTAATGAGCAAAGAGAAAATCCACTTAATGAATCAAAAAGAATTCAAAAGTTCTTGAGCACTGAAAAACTTGTAGAATCTCTTGATGATGTATTTGTATTTAATAATTCAATGAATATCAATGCTGCAAGTGCATTTGAAAAATTAATTTTTGAAGATCAAACAGTTAAACTTGAACAGCGCATTCAAACTCATGGTATTGATCCAGTTGAAACACCAGAACTAAGATCATTCACTGTTCTAGCAGAAAGATTTAAGAAGCGTGTTGCAAGAGACAAAGAATCTGGATTACCAAAGAAATACGTTGCTGGATTAAGTTCATCAACAGCAAAGGCGCGTGCTGCACATTGGAAAGAAAAAGAAAAGTATTCTGATCGTGATCCACGAGCATATGAGCCAGCTCCAGGAGACGAAACAGCAAAAACGAAACCAAGCAAACATACATTGGCAATTCGAAAAGCAATGGATGAGGGTATTGATTTTGATAAGCCAATTCCAGCGAAAGTTGATCCAAGAAGAAATCGTGTTGCTCGCACTGGCAATATTACAGCAGTCATGCAGAAAAGAAGTATGTTAAAGAAAATTCGCATGATGTCAGAAACGAAAGAGTATAATCTAAAGCAATTAATCGACACAACAAAATCTATTACAAATCAATTATCGATTCCTGCAAACAGATTGAGCAATTTAACTGAAGGAAGTGCAACATATTTGGATAATAATGTTTTGTGGGAAGCAGTAAAACATCCATCATCACAACGCTGGTATCTAACTGGTAATTACGCAGAGAATAACGATGAGTGAAGATAAGAAAAAAGAATCAAGCCTTTCTCTGTCAGCAAAGGCTAAAAAGTTTGGCGTGTCATTAGGCACACTTAAGAAAGTTTATAAGCGTGGTGTTGCTGCATGGAATTCTGGACATCGTCCAGGAACGACACCACAACAGTGGGGTCATGCGCGTGTGAATTCTTTCCTTCGTAAAGGCAAAACATATCACACAGCTGATAAAGATCTTAGAGAAGATTTAGATATTAATGAATTATTTGAAATGCAACTATTTGGAACAGATGAATACAGACAGCATGCAATTGCAATGACACCAGGTCAAAACCAGGAGATTGAAGATGTTTTCCCTACTGAAGAATATGGTAACGAGATTCCGAATACTGGAGATGAAACAGAACAAGCACCAGAACACGGCGGTGAGGAATCGAATGCAAGAATTGGATATGGAAATCCTGGCAATGCTGGAGTCTCGTTCAGAAACCTCAGAAAAGCACTCCAAGAACAAGAAGAAGCAGAACAAGAAGAAGTAGAGGACGAAGAAGAGGAAGAACTTGAAGATGATGAAATTGAGGGAGATGGAGTTGACTTCACACCATCACTCAAAACAAGAAAGGTTAAGAACTACTTCGGTCAACAATATGCTGCGCCAGATATAAGTGGATTGCCTGTTCTAACTGGAATGGTGGCAGAGGAAACTCTCAGTGAAGCAGTTGATTATCATATTCAAAATAATTTATCTTTGATTGAAAACATATATCGCCCTGGATCTGAAATGTTCTTTGCAATGATTCTAGAAGCAAAGAGATTATATGCAGAGGGGCAATACACAGCAAGGGATGAATTTGAACAGGATCTTCTCGAAAGCGATATCGGAGAAGTTGCTGAGTATGAAGGCGAATCAGTTCTTCTTGATTATCCATATGAAGAGGATATGGAAGAATGCTGGAAAGGCTACACTCAAAAGGGAATGAAGAAAAAGGGAGACAAAATGGTCCCAAACTGCGTTCCAATGGAAGAGGAAAACGATCCAACGAAAGGAAAAGGAATCGGTAAGCCATTTCGCTCAGGCGGTGGTGGTGCAGTATACGTTCGAAACGAGAAAGGGAACGTCGTTAAGGTCAATTTCAGCCAATCTGGTATGAAGAAACGATTCAACGAACCAGCAAGAGTTAAATCTTTCGTCGCAAGACATAACTGTTATGGTAATAAGGATAAGACTAGTGCATCCTATTGGGCATGTCGTTGGCCAAGATACTTCAGTGATTCGGGAAAGAAATGGTGGTAAATCCATACGAGCAAAAAAACCTAAATAATGGTGTATTCCTGCGCACATTCTCAAAGGATGTTTTGAGTGAAGAACTCGTTTGGCACAGAGATCACAACGACAGAATCGTAGAGGTTCTTGACGGAGAAAACTGGGAAATCCAGTTTGAAAATAAACTCCCACAGTCCCTCAAAATCGGCGAAGAATATGTTATTCCAGCATATACTTACCACCGAATTAAACGTGGCACGACAGATTTAATAGTTAGAATTCAAGAGAATCTTGAGGGTTAAAATGGAAGGATGGCAAAAAGGTGCACCAGCGGTATTGAAATTCTCAAGTGCTGGGAAGCAAAAATATTTTAAGCAGTTTCCTGAAAGAGAAGCCTGGTTTAAGCAAAATTATCCAGAGCATTTCGGTAGATCTGTAACTGCCGCCACAACCAGTCTCAAGAAAACTAATACAGCAAAGAAACAACAACAAAGACTCTCAGCAATTCGCCAAGCTGCTTCAAAGCGCGATCAACTTAAAGTTTCTTCAGCAGCAGTTCAAGCCATGGGTGCTCGCCGCCGAGAGGGTGGTGAGGGTCTTGGTGGTGGATTAGAAACCAACCGTGATATCATTGCACATGCTCGTGCTGGTGGAACAATTAGTTCTGGCGGTCTCGGAAGTTTGTTTGAAGATGGAACATCAAATCCTCTTTCTGGTGGTGTTGAAGCCATTATAGATAAGGATGGAAATACAAAAGGCTGGAAATTTAACGGTGTCACATATAAATCAGCAAAAGAAGCAAATGCCGCCAAAAATTCATTAGATGATGCGATCAATAAAGCAAAAATGTCTGACATTGGCGATACAATCAGCTCAGTTGGTGACAAAATGGGTGATTTGCTCAGACTCGGTTATGATGCGATAGGAACTGCGGCAGAAAATAAAAAGAAAGAGTTGCAAGCAAGAGGTGAATGGGGTCTTGACTGGCCAACTCCAGATAAAGATCCAACACGTTGGAGCAGCAGACCAGATGCATTGCCAATGTATAATACATGGAGCGGCGGGACTGATAAAGATATTTTAAAAGCACTTAAAGCAGATTTCTCACCAAAAGAAACAGCAGAAAAAGCACCAATTAGATCTCAGTATGCAAAAGATATATCCGTAGATTTAGCAGCTGATAGACCAGATATTCCGAAAAGAAAAAAATCCGATGGGGATAAAGGTATGTATTACGAAGAAAATGAACTAACAGATGTCGCAAAGACACTTGCAGAAAGAATTGTCACCAACAAATTGCAGGAATGCATGCCTGAAGAAAGCAAGTGGGATAATTTAGATGCATGGGAAAAGAATCCGATTCCAAAAGGCGCATCATCAGAAGCAGAAGATGAGCCAGGTGAATATGATTATGAAGGCGATATGGCAAAGTCACAACTTCGTAGCATCGCATATAATGCAAAGATGCTCCATGACATGCTAGAAGATAACACAAATCTTCCTGAATGGGTTCAAAGCAAGATTACACTTGCTGAAGATTATATGCTCACTGCAGCAAATTACATGCGTAGTGAAATGGATCGCATGGATGAAGCAACATCATTCCCAGCTGGTGGTGGTGTGATCAATTATGATCCAAAATGGGAGAAGTCTGAAGCAGAAGGAACTGCAAATCTTGGAGACGAACAGCCTCCATTTGATCCAAGTCCTAACAGACCAGAGATGGATCCAGGAAAGCATCCAGAAGGATTTCGTCGTGCACGTCAACTTGCTCGTCAAGCATTAAAAGCAAAAATCGCATCAATGCAACAACCAGCTGCAGCTGAAGATTTAGTTGCACAACATAATGCATTGCATAATGTTGAAGAAGCATACAGAGGACCAACAACTACGATTGACGGACAAAGATATGCTGGCAAATTAACTGCTGATCAAATAAAAGCAGCAAAAACTCGTGCAGCAAATTTAGCAGCAGAAAAGATTCCTTATGAAGCTCGCGCTGCAGAAAGAGTAGCAAAGCGTTCAGCACAACAAGCAACACAAAAAACTGCATCAAAAGCAGTTCTAAAGAATGTCATTAAAGGTGTCGCTGGTAAAGTTGCTGCGCCATTAGCCGTTGGTATGGCAGGATATGATGCTTATAAGGGCTTCACTGCAGATCCAAATGCTGACATGTCAACAAAACTCAGTAACACTGGCAAATCAGTTTTGAGTGGATTGACATTCGGAATGGCTGGAACAGATGCCAAAACAATCAAAGCACAAGCAGCAAAGAAAGGAATGAAAGAAGAAGTTGATGAATCAAATGATCTTGTCAACCGAGGAATGCTTCCAGATACATCAGTAATTCCTGCAGGAAAAGGTTTCGGTGACGATCTTAAGAAAAATAAAATTATCAATAAAGCTGGAAAGGCTATTGAAAAGAAAAAGCCTGTTACATCCACAGAAAATCCTTCTGAGAATGAACTAGTTCCACAGTCAATGCTTCCAGATAATCCTGCTGCAGCATTTCCTCCTGGATATGTGGTTCCAAAACCACTTGAAGAACAAGCAGATGATCAAAATTCATATGTAAAAGCAAGTGCAACATTTCTAACAAAAACGTCACCACGTGTAGTGTACGGAGATAAAAATGACTAAAGTTGAGAATTTATACGCAGAACAAATCATTAACGAATCACCATACTACTATGATGAGAGTGGTCGTCTTCGAGTAAAGACAATCAATGAGTCTGCTCCAATGTTGCGCAGACCACTACCTGTTGAAGATGAGAAACCTACAGAAAAGTTACTTAGACCAGAACCACAAAGTAATGAAAATGAAAAAACACCACAAATGAGATCACAAGGTCCAGATGTTGGCATGAAACCAGGTATGCGACCACTACCATCTAAGGGTGAAACACCACAAACGATACCACAAGGACCAAATACCCCAGGAATGAAACCAGGTATGCGACCACTACCATCTAAGGGTGTTGGATTAGGTCGCATTCGTGCACTTCCGAAGGATGCACCAGTTGAACCATCTGGTGGAATGATGCGCACTGCTGACATGCAAGACAGCAATAACGATGGCACGGATGACAGAGATCAAAGACCATCAGCACAACCACAAAAGAAAGAGATCAAACAAGATCTTCGTGGTCTTAAAAATCAGAAACGTGAGATGAAAGCAGTTGGTCAAAAACCAAAAGCAAAGTTTCTTTCTAAATTCCGTTCACAACGCGATACAGGAAGAAATGTCAACACACGTGCAGGATTAAGAAATACTCGTGGTTTAAGAGAAGATGTTGTTGACTCAGTTTTCGAGAAACTTAGATTAGTTCAAGCTGCACCAGCAACTGATTATATCGAAGAAAAAATGAATATGAAGACTGCAGAAATGGGTGAGGTCATCAAAGACTTTGAAAAGTCTGATGCACCACAATTCAAAGGTAAGTCAAAGGCAAAGCGTAGACAGATGGCAATCGCTGCAAAGTTGCAGGCAGAAAGAGGCTAAATATAATATTATTGGATAAACCAACAATAAATTAGGAAACCATTACGATGAGCAATAATAACGAATTCGATTCAATGAGTCCAACAGTCCGCGCTGTGTATTCAGCACTTGGTGGAAAGGCTCCAACACAAGCAGCTGTGCAAGAAGCACCAGTTGAAACTACTGTAAACGAGCAAGTTGACGAATCAGTGACTGATGATGTCATCGTTGTGGATATCTTCGAAGAGAATGGTGAAATTGTTGGTTTGGATAATGGAGTTCTTACCTTTGATGATAATTTACCATATATCGACATCATTGAAAAGTATCGTGGTGAGCAGTATATTGATGAATTAATCAACGAAGCAGTGACCACGCAAAAACAACCACCTGCTAAAAAACAACCACCTGCTAAAAAAGGTCCAACGATTTCTGATCTTCAACCAGTAAAAATTAAATCTAAAAAAGTTGATCCGAAAACAGGAAAACCAATTGGTCCAGCAAAAGCACCACCAAAAGCACCACCAAAGGCTTCAGCAGGTGCATCAAGTACAACAAATACAAAAGCAACACCAAAGAAAAAGACGACACCGACTCCTGCACAAATTCGCGCTTCTGATACAACAAAACCAAGTCCTACTGCAGCAAAAACAACGCAACGAGCCAAGGAAACAAAACTAGATCTTGGCAATATGGAAAAAGATATTGGCGATCAACTTAAAGCAACTGATAAGGTCGTTGCTGACAAGACAAAGAAAGATATCGCATCAATGAAGCCAGGACAAGTAAAGCAAAGTTTCTTGTCAAAAATCACTGGTGGTCGTCTCGGCAAAACAACGTTTACACCTGGAGACGGTGGAACTTTGGGTCAATTCGATAAAGATTTCACACAAAAGATTTCAGATGAAGCAAAGAAGATCAAACAGCAAAGAGAAAAAGATGAGGCTGAACTTGGTCCAGTTGAAATCAAATCAAAGAAAAAACCTGAAGTACCAGTAACAAAACCAGCAGTAGAACCACCTGAGGCACCAAAAACACCAGATGTTGGTGGTGCTGACACTGGCGCAGCAGATACACCAGATACAGGCGCACCAGATACGGGTGGATCGGTTCCGTATCCAGGTGCGGCGCCAAGAACTCCTTCTCGCAAAGGCGCAGTTCCTGTTCGTTATTCAATTGATGGTAGAGAAACAGAGAAAGAAACATACAGAAAGAAGAGATCTTCTGGTGAAGTTGCAAGCCAAGATGTTGTATTCAATGTAAGAAATACAAAGACTGGTGAAAAGAGAGCAATCACGAAGAAGGATCCAGAGTATCAAGCATACTACAGCAGATACAAGAAAATGTCAGGTGCAATCACTGAGGCATTGATTCGCATGGGCGCTGTTCTTGGTGAAGATGGATGGTATCTCAATGATGAACTCATTGAATCAATCTCAACAGAATACAGTCCAGTCGCAATGCCAACACCATATTACTATGATAATACTGGTCGTCTCAAAATTATGACAGAGGAAGAATGGACACAATTGGGTCTAGCCGAAGTCATCCTTGAGAGAATTATCACAGAAGCTCTTGATGATGTTGGTGAAGAAGATCATGATGTTGATAACGATGGTGATTCAGACGAGAGCGATGACTATCTAAAGAATAGAAGAGAAAAAGTTGCTGCGGCAATTGGTAAAGGTAAGAAATAATGAAGCATATCGTAACACTCACTACATCTAATCCTTCACACGAGCATATTGCGCTTCGTCGCAAACAAAACACAACCAACTTCATGGTTGAGGCTGCAAGTGAAGATGAGGCAATCAAGCGTGCTTCTGCACACTTTAGAAAGTTGGGTCATTACATCCACGAAGCAAAAGTTTTTAAAAAAAAAGATAACGAAGTAAACGAAGCTCTTGGATTAGCAATACCTGCAATTGCAGCTGGTTTAAGAACTGCAGGTGTTCTTGCAAAACCAGTTCTAAAGAATCTTCCAAGAGCTCTTTCGAAAACTGACGTAGAAGAGAAGTTGCCAGTTCCTGTACCAGCACCTGCGCCAGTTGTGACAAAGCCAGCTGCGGTTCATGTAACACGCCCAGTGACACTTCCTGCAGTGCCGCATTCTATTCATAAGATACCTCCTGTGCTTCCGACTCCTGCGCCAGTGAGACCAGTGCCAGTTCCTGTGCCATTGTCAACAACAGCACCAGTAAAACCAACACCAGTGCCAGTCCCTGCGCCAGTGCCTGCAAAAGATACAAAATTAAAAACAAAGCCAGATACAACCAGACTACCTTCACCGAAATCTGATCCAACTAGACCACCTCCACGTGGACCAGTGACTCCACCAATCACAGGTGGTGCAGGTAAACCAATTCCCGTCGCTGCTGGTTCATTCTCATTAGGAGCAGATCGCGGAGAAGTTGATATTGGAACACTCGGTCAATATCGTGGAATATTCCCAATGTATCAGCATGCTGACTTTAATAGAGGCAGAATACAAGAAAATAAAATGGTTGCGAACACGATTGGTCGAGTGATGACCAAGAGAAAGAAAGCAAGTAAAGAAAATGCAGACGACGAAAAGAACAAAATAAATATGGAACCTAAACTACGTGGTGGAAGGGTTTAACAGGAGCACATGATGCAAAATTTTAAACAATTTATTAATGAAGGATTGAATCCAAACTATATTGAAGTGGATTCAAGATTTGTTGAGAATAATAAAGACTCAATCAATGCAGATTTCGATAGACTTACTGCTCAACCTTATACAAACACCATGGTATTTTATAATCAAATTCGTGGAACGTTAGAACGTTATGGAATGATCATGCCACCATCAGCGACAAAACAGTTTATGAGTACTGATGGAGAGTTGGCATTTAAACTTGGTGAAGAAGGGTTGAATCTTTATGTTGTGTTCAATACACACAAGAATTCATATGTTGATGGTTATGTTCAAGTCGTCGACGACGCTGAACTCGACCATCTAATGTCTGCTGATGAAGAAGATATGGAAGATGAGGTTGAAGAGGAAGCAGAAGAAGTTGAAGATGAAGAAGATGACATGGACGATATGGAAGAAATGGATACAATGGAAAAGTATCGCAAAAGAAGAGACGACGATTCAGGAAACACTGGCGAATACTAATTTATGTCTTTTGTTAATTTGACTGATTCTAATATATTATTATATGCAGCAAAGTGTTATGATAAACCTAATTGCTTAGATAGCGAATTTGATGAAGATTATAAACGAATTCGCTATATTAAAAGATTATTGCATCGTTATAGAATAACTGGTGTTGTAAAAGAAAGATTGATTTTAAATCATATGATTGTGGTGCAAAATGTTTTTGGCATTGAAGCAAGCACAAGAATGTTATTTTGTAAAATAGATTTTAAAGATCATAGTGCTTTAAAAACTTTTCTTTCTTATACTTCTGCCATGCCAGAAACAGTTTTTGGAATTCATGGAAATAATATTATTTCTAAAGAAATTCCTCTTGATAAAAAATTAATTGAAATTTTAGGTAGAATTTAAATGCTTGAAGAGAGCGAAAAAACAAATTCTGAATCCAATGCAGCTCTTATTCTAGAACAAGCAAAAAAAGCTGCTCGAGTTGCTCGCGAATTTGAAATTCGAAGTCAAACAAAAATGAGCGAAGAAGCACCAGCCATGTCTATTGGTGCTGGAATGAATACGCTAGATTCTGCAAAAGGCGAGCCAATCTCTGGAATGGATCCAGTCATGACTCCAGCACCATTACGTCGTTCTCCACCAAAAACATTCGCTGGAAAAAGAGTATTCACTGTACCAAGCAAAGAGTTTTATAAAGCGACTCTTGGTAGAAAGAAAGGCGCACATTGGAGATCAATGGTCAATGGTCCACTCGGAGAAGAGATCCGAGAGTATGCGTTAAATAACAAAGACGCACCAATCATCGTAGAAGATGAGATTACTGGTGCAATGATGTATCTAAGATATGGAAAGTAACATGCATAACATACTAACATTTTCTACTTTTTTATCTGAAGGTGCTGCAAGACAAACTTCTAAAGTAGCAGCACTCAAAGGTCCATTGCATGAATTGCTTGTGGGAAAACATTTAAACAATGGTAATTTGCCAGAAGACTATCGTGCTGATGGTAAACGACCAGAAGATATTCATCACGAATATGCTACTCAAATTTTTGGGAAAAATTATAAAAATCATCCAGAATATAAAAAAATGAATGGTGCTGCTGCTGAAGTTGCTGGTCGCCTGAATAAATTTCTTGGTGTTAAAGGTCATCATAGAGTTGCATGGACTTCTCAAAAATCTGATCACGAAAAAGAAACAAATGTTGATGATCCTTTGAGTAAAGCGGATTTAATCATCACAAAAGGTGGTAAGGGTTCTTCAGATCATAAAAAACGACAAAAAACGGCAATTAGTATTAAATATTCTTCGCCTGATAGTGGTAAAAAAACACCAACTAATTGGGCTAATCATGGTCAAAAAACTCTTGAAAGATTTTCTGGTGCAGATTTAACTGTTGACGAAAAGGCTGCACATAAAAAACTTTTGACGTCTCATGGAATAAAAAATAGAGGTGACTATAGAAAAATTAGAGAATCAGGTAAATCTGATATAATTGCTAAAATTGACGCCAGCCATCGCAAAATGTCTCAAGAAGTTACTAGAAGATTTGCTGCAGGATTGGTGAACCGATATCATGCAAAAAATCAAACTCACCAAGATGAGCACTTAAAATCATTTATTAAACGTAGCGTTGGTGCAGTAGGTCATGTAGAGGGTGGGGATGCAGAAGCTGGTAAAACCCACCTGCCACATATTATTATGAAAACTACACGCAATTCTGATGGCACACACAGGCATCATGTCACTGATGTTGAATCTCACGTGCACAATTATTTGTCTCACTTTAAAAACTTAAAAGTTGATCATAAAGATGGTTCAACAGGCGTTGCAATTACTGGTGAACATAAGATTACAGGAAAAAGAATGGAAATTCATAGAACTCAAATCTATGGTGATCAGGCAACAGCAAATTATAGAACATCAACTCAAATGAATTCAGAAGATCACAAAGATATTGACACGACAAAATATATTAAATAATAAGAGGTAATAAAATGAAAGCGGTATTAGTGTTATTTGCTGCTTTGTCCATGTTTCCGTTTTTTGCTGGGTGTGAAGATACATATAGATATCCATGTCAGGATCCTGCAAATAAGGATAATCCAGAATGTAATCGTCCAATTTGTGAAGCAGATGGGATGTGCTATGATACATTGAATGGTCTACCACCAAAGCAAGAAGCACCAGTTGTCGAGGAAACTGCAACGCCAGCTGAAGTCGTTGCTGAAGAACATGTAGTTGTTGAAAATACAGGAGAGTAATTATGTTTAAGGGTCAACGTTATAGTGAAACAGAATTGATGGCTCGATTGAAATTTATCGTCGGTCTTTCATTGGCATTTACACTTACAGGTATTGTGTTTGTAGTTCTCTACTCACTTATCTTTGTCACACAGCCAATGACACAATCACCAAACGACGCAAAGTTTTTTGAATTGATCACACCAATTGCAACTTTCTTGACTGGTATTCTATCAGGCATTATGCTTGGTAAGAGCGAAGATAAGAAAGAAGAACCAAAACCACCAGTTGCTGAAGAACCAAAGCCAGAAGATTTGGTTCCAGAACCAGTAAAGGAAATGGTTGAAGAAGTCGAAGATCATATTGCTTGAGGTGAATTATGAGTTTAAAATCACTTCAACAAAAAATCGGAGTTACTGCAGATGGCGCATGGGGTCCAGGAACTCTAAGAGCTGCAGCCAAATACTATAAGTTAACACCAGCTCGAGCTGCCCATTTCTTTGGTCAGACATCTCACGAAACTGGCGGATTTAAAGCATTCTCCGAAAATTTGAACTATGGCGCAAAAGGTTTGATGGGAGTCTTTAAAAAACACTTTCCAAACGAAGCCGTAGCCAAACAATATGAGCGTAAGCCAGAAAAGATTGCGAATCGTGTCTATGCAAATCGCATGGGTAATGGCGATGAGGCATCTGGTGACGGCTGGCGTTATCGTGGTCGCGGTGCTCTTCAATTAACAGGCAGAACCAACTACGAAACGTTTGCTGCATATTGCAATCGCCCAGACGTAATGACAAATCCTGACCTCGTTGCGACTGAATTAGCATTCGAATCAGCAATGTTTTTCTTCGAAAGAAACAAACTTTGGAGCATATGCGATCAAGGAGTGACTGATGCTGCGATTTTATCCGTTAGTAAGAAAGTTAATGGTGGCACACACGGCTTGGAAGATCGCAAGAATAAAACGAAAACGTACTTCGCCCAATTAAGTGCACCTGCTGGCGCAACACCAAAGGTTGTAACACCTGCTACTAAACCAGCAGCTGCTCCTGCTGCTTCAATTGGTAAAATTTCTCCAGATATGCAGTTATCAGAGCATTTTAATCTGAAAGAGTTTACAAAATCTGAAACTGCAATTCGTAAGAGAATTGACAATACTCCAAATGCCGCACACGCAGAGAATC